TACAATTTGTTTTTGTAGTTTAGATTCACCTAAGTTTTCAGCTTGCTTTATGCCTTCACGTACTAAACTAAATGCAGTTCTGTAAGCATCAGCTACCTCATGGCTACTATATCTAGTTGCTTCTTGAGCTAGGTTATCTAATGCATCTGTTGTTTGTTTAAACGCCATTCTTATAGATGGAAACTTTAGTAAGTTATTAGTCATCATATGCTCCTATATCATAAGCTCCTATCTCTTCTAATTCGTAATCAATAGGCGCTTCTACTGGTAAGTCAATCAAATGAAAATGTCTAGGATACACATGTAAGCTCTGAGCCTGCCATACTATCTGACCCTCTTCATACCCAAGATCTTTACACAGTCTACGTAAGACGGTGCGTTGCCAAAACAAATCATTTATGTAGCCAAACACAGCATCATTAGATCTCATTTGTACTACAGCATGTATCAATGTACCTTTAATGTAATATGTTACTGCGTTAGTACAAACAAAATCGTTCTTACCGTGCTCTCTGTATTGAGTGTGCATACTCGGATTAGTATACACCATTGTAGCTCTACGTGAGTTTGGGTTTTGTTTTAGCTCTTGAAGTACATATTCATATTGAGTTCCGTTAAGAGCGCTATACACGAGATAGCCATAATTAGAATTAATGTCGCCTTTACTATTCGCCGCATGCTCTTTCCAAATGACTGGTACTTTTCCATATTCTTTCTTTAACTCCCTAAGATTTAAGCTAAGTGTATCATACCACCTGACCTCAGCTTCTTGATATTCACGATTCGGTTTACCAAATATTGTCGGTTCTGTTGCTAAAAAACAAGCACCTATGATTTCAATGTTACCATCGGGCTGTATGTCTTTATCCCGATACATATCAATAAATGCTGTACGTATATCTTTTACTGTATTAGGCATCATTTATTCCTGTTAAGCCACACAACACAACGTGCTGCATAATTAATTAGATCTCTAAGACAATCATCGGCTGTATCATAGTTTACATCGCCTTGTTGTTCCATAACAGATCTAAACCGTAGTATCTTAGTTGTTAACATACTATCAAATGACTTCCATCCATGTGGGTAATAGTCATCATCACATACGGAACCGCCTTGATAGTCTTTACCTTTCTTAATCATTAACTCTGTACATTCTTCTAGTACTTTTATTGCATCGTATAAATAGGTTTCTTTCTTCAATGTAAGGTCTCCTTTACTATGCCTTCGGATATAACACTTTGTTTAACGCATTCAGATAACAGGTTACTAATCGTATTCCATTCCATTTTCTCAGATCGGTATACAAAAATAGCAATGGCGAGCAAACAGCCCGCCACCGCAAATGGATCATGTTCTTCTTCTGTTAACTCTACTACGGTCTGCATAATACGGTCATGTATTTTTATAGTTGGGTTTGTCATACTGCCGTGATCTCCTCTATATCTGCACGGTAGTTTTCAATTACATACTGACAAACTTTATCCCATGTGTTATACTTTTCGCCTTCGATATCTACTGCCACTCCATCGAACTCCTCATCATCACAGCATAATTGGAAATTACTATCCCATTCTATGCTACCATAGCACCAGATCTCTCCGCCGTCAGGTTTAACAAATACATACTTATCATTCTCTTCTGTCGTTGTATTGTCTTTAGTCATAACATTCTCCATTGTAAACTCGTCTGATCGCCACATCAGATAAACCCTAAAGTATCTTACTACTTATGTCACGTTATACATTAAGTCCTCTCGTGCTAAGAAGGCGTAGTACTGGGCGAGTATTCTTTGTTCTATTCGTAGTATCTAGCTAATGCGTTTGCTAAATACCATATGATGTATGCTAATGCTGCACCACCTGCGAAACTATATAATATAAGCTCAATCATTATACACCTTTGTTAGCATAATAGTTTGGTGTATCATTTACATACACATCATAATGAGTGGCTTTATCTAATGGTAGGTAACAATCATAAGCTCTTGGATGTCTACCTTCTAATCTAGCCCACATAGTTCTTGGACCACGACCCATTAGTCTTACTCTCATTTTAGTTCCCCAACCCCTTTCACTGTTCATAAGCTTTACGTTTCTCTTTAACTCTACAATAGCAGGATCATTTCGGTTTGTTACAGTAAACTTATAACCGCTCATTGGGAATCTTTCTTTGGTTACTCTATGTATTGCTGTTGTTGCTTTTTTCATGTTGCTATTCTCCTAATTAGCTAATTCAAAGTCTTCTTGCAGTTTTTCTTCTCGTTTATTATTCATCCATTCTTGTAGGCAGGATACTGCATCTTTCTTATCAAGGTTAAAATCATCTACTAGATACGTACAAGCTCCAAACATATTCATCTCGCCACTTTCTCTGAGGCTATCAAGGAACTTAAAACACTCTTTCTTATAGGTTTTGGTAAGGTTTCTAGGCATGTTCCCTCCACATTGGTGATTCATTTACTTTCTTTTGGTCTTCTTCACTCAGGTCTTGGTACTTTACATACTTGGCTATAGGTAAATCAACTAGGCTAAACAACCCACCTAATCTACCGAACTCATCTACTGGGTATGACATAGCTTTATACGGAATGCGTTGAGCTTGGGAATCTTTTACTTCCATACTTACCTCCCCTTTCTGATATACAATTGGTTTCTGCTAATTTATATTTAGGCAATACCTTTAGAGCATCTTCATGCATTTGATTCATGCGAGATATGCAATGCTCTATTGCGGTATACGGTCCTCGGTTGTCTGATAACAGTATGCATTCAGGACCTTTTATGGCTAAATGACACATAATTATTGTTGCATATATCATTGGGCTTGTCTCTTCTGTTCATCAACAATTAGTTCTTTAAGATACCACTCTGCTTTCTTAAGGTCATTTATCGCTTGACCTTTAGCTCGGTAACGCCATATGTACTTCATAATGTTACCTTGCAGATAGCCCTGGTACCCGTCGCCGGTTGCTGCTTTTATAGCCTCAATACACTCAACATCGCCCTGCTTGTAATGCGGTGGGCTGTTTACTATTAGTTCATCAATTGTCATAAAGTCTTTTGCTACTGTCATTAGATTCTCCTTAATAAAGACGGGCACCTATCCATACGATAAATGCAAATACTAGTACGGTTATTATTGTTAACATTACGACCTTTCTTCTAAGATTATAAGTCCGCCAATAGCTATGGCTAATACTATATAAAATGATAATGACATCGGTTTACTCCAAGAATAACTTGAGCCCCGCGCCTTACGGCGCGAGACTCGAGGTGCATCAGAATACAGGTGCTTCTTTGCTTACATCGGCAGCATCAACAGACTCAATGGCCTCAAAGCCCGCTGTTGGTGTATACTCTTTAAGCTCAACTACCTGCACTGCAGTCAATGAGGTGGCAACACCTTTTCTACCAGGTGCTTCATACTCATACTGCCACAAGTTGACATTAACTTTGGTACCATTACCTATGTTATTGCCATCCATTGGTTGCAGCTTTGTATCGACAATCTTAACTGGTGCGTTAGGATTACCATCGGCCTTAATGCCTTTACGCTTAAGGTTTACATTAAACGTATTTGCATCGTCTTTATCTTGCTTTACATTAAGACCATAATCTTTAAGCTCTTGGACTTTAGCCGGGTCAGAGGTTTGTATCACCATTTCCCATTGCTTACTACCAAATGGGTTAACAGGTGCGTCAGTACCAGAGATACGACAAAACTTAGCTGTAAGATCTTTTACGATTATAGAACGAGGATATGTACTCACTATATTTCTCCTTTAGGTTAAAGTTATTAAGGTAGCGCGATGAATATCGCGCCTATGAGGTGTACTTGTTGGTTACATAATGGTCTACATTAAGGTTATTAGAGACTATATCTATAATCTCATCTACTCCTAACGCTACATTATACACAGCAAGTACGTAGTCAAATATTTCTTCATGTTTCATATTGGCCTCATAACGGTTTGAAGGAAAGGAACTATGACTTCTAAGATAGACGGTAAGAAGATCACGAGGATTAGTAAAGAAGCTGCTATAAGCAGACCGTTAACGATATCTACTATTAGCAACATTAAATCAAGGAACTTAAACATGGCAATATCTTTCTATGGTTTATATTAAAGTAAAATTGTGTATACAATTTTTTCTACGGTATACCTATACGGTATATAGGTGTTTAAAGCCCGCCCTGCCCCCTCTCTAATAGGGGACAGGATAGACCACACCAACGACTCTATACATTACGTCCATTACGTGCATCACGGAACTCTTGGTACTCTTCAAAGTCCTCATAGGCACGTGCGACACTCCAATAATCAGGACACATCTCACGGAAGTCTTCTTCAGTAAAATGCTCTTCATGACCCCAGGTTAATCTCTGGCGTTCTTTATCGCCAATCATACCATGCATCATTACAAAATGGTTTAACCATTCTTTATAATGGTATGTTACAAAGGTCTCTACACCACTAGGCGAGGTTTGAGGACTATACACTTTGTTTATAACATCGGATATTTCGTTTACAGTACGTAACACCTTATCCTCATTAAACATCAGGGTTCTAACAAGCTGTTCAGCGATGGCATAGCCAGTGCCGTCTAGCGTTTCTCTCATCTTATACATTACGTTTACCTTTCGTTGGTTTATATTGAAGGAAAATTATGAATATAATTTTATGGCGGTGGCATTATGGACGCCTCGGTGGCCACACGGATCACCCAATGCCCATCCCAAGACGGCCCCGGTCCCCGGTCGTCGGTTTTTTACAGCTCGGTTCTCATAAAGCAAAACGGTAGAACCCAAAAAATACCTTGCAGAGAGGTTAATCCCTGCAAGATATACCACAATCTGTACCCCTACCTCTTTGCAGAGATGCCAAAGCGATTACTAAGCGTAATCGTTTGACCCCGGGACAGTACAACGACTCATGTGGATTTAACGATTTGATTGCGGTTAAAGATAAAAAAAGAGGAGGTGAGTGCACTATAGGATTAGTATAATGCACTCTTTGAGGAAATAATTTAAAATGTAGAAGTATTAGAATCAGGAGTAGTTAAAGGTGATTCTGGTGTTTGAGGTGGATTATTTAAATTATTTTGTGGTTGATTTAAAGGTAGTGATTGATTAATAGTTTGATTAACGTTATTTGGATTATTAGGAGTAGGTTGTATATTAAGAAAAGAATTAATATGTTTATGAAATTGAGTATGAATAACGTTAGTTTTAGTATTAATTAATGTGTAATTTAAAGAAAATGTTTTATTAATTAATAATTGGTTATTTTGTGGATGGTTAAAGAAATGATATAAATTTAATAATTGTTGAGAATTATAAATTGGATTATTAGGATTATAATGATA